GGTAGCACAGTATTGAATAAACCATACCAATCCACTGTTACTACCGTTTGGGAACAGGCTCCATCAAAGTCTGTAATCTTGGATTTAACACTGGACTTGATAGACAATTTATTGATTGTCTCACCACCAAAAAGAAATGAAAAAATTGAAGAAGCTCAAGGAACAAATGGAAATGACGACTCTAGTACTAATATTCTTGATATCGACTATCTCGCTTACGGGGAGTTAGAAATTGACTATCTTGCTTATGATGACTTAGAGTTTAATGAACTTGATATAGAATATTTAGACATAGACTTTTTAGAAGATTTACTAGAGGTAATAGAAGAATTAGATGCACTTACAGCAGAAGACCAATTATCTGCAAGTATCTTTTCACCAATAAATATACAAGGTACTGAGTATGGAAACGATCCGACTACTCAGATTACTACTTTCGGAGATGCAGATGTTGTAACACTTATAAGACAAGTGAATCAATCTGTGCAGTTGGATCTAAACGGGCAAACTGCCTACAACATAACTATAGAACAAGATGGAAAAGCTTATAACGTTATTCTTAACTCTGGTAGCGATACTACCATTACAATCCGCCAATCTGGAGGTTGATATACCTTGGGATTACGAGCAGATTCAAGCAGACGCAGCTAAACTAGAAGCTGCTGAGTACTCCTATAGTTTTAATTTTCAAAATCCAAAACACAAGTACTTCGTAATAATTAATACACTTGATTTAGCCACAACAATATATGCTTTAGAAAATCGAGATAATTTGTACGAAAAGAATATTTTACTCGATGATACACCAGAGATAGAAGAACTTTTAGCTCAAAAAATTATAGTATCTTATGCTCTTGAAAGATTAGGAATGTTTGATAATACTCCTGTCGCTGATGAAGCATTATCTTTAACTAACTTTTTTGTAACTTTAGCAACAATTAATAACCTATACTTAATAAATAAATATGAATAAGTTTACAATAGTACGAGGATTAATCTCTCAACCAGAAGCAGAAAGACTACACAAATATTTATTAATGAGAGAGAAGGCTGCAAGACATCTAGATCAGTTAGACTCTTTTCGTGATACTCAAGTTCCTGATGCTTTCTCTATCTACGGTGACCCTATGATGGAAACCTATTTACAAGAATTAAAATCTAAGTTTGAATCAATTGCAGAAAAGAAACTAAAAGAGAACTACGCTTATTGTAGACTTTATAGAAATGGAAATGAACTTAAAAAACATAAAGATAGATTTCAATGCGAATTATCTGTAACCATGTTTTTAGGAGGACAACTATGGCCAATTTATTTTGAGCCAGACGTAGAAGTAGTGTTGCAACAAGGAGATGCAGTCTTCTATAAAGGAATAGAATTAGAACATTGGAGAAATAAGTTTGAGGGAGATGTATGTACTCAAGTATTTTTTCACTATAACGAATACCACAAGGACCTTATAACTTTTGATGGAAGACCAATGCTAGGAGTACCAAAATGATGGGCAAAATAATATCAATACTAATTTTTATGGGAGTTCTAATATGGAATCCCGGTTTCATGCAAAGATTCGAACTAATCGGTTACGATTATTTGATTATGAATACCGAACCTGTTCAAAACGAAAATATACTAATTGTAGATTTAGACGAAGATTTTTTAAAAGTATATGGCGGATGGCCTTTACCAAGGTCAGCATACGGTGATTTAATAACACCTACAACTGCTGTAAATGGATTTACTATATTAATGCCAAATCCAGATATTCGTGGAAAGGATTATGATACATATTTCTCACTGAAAATGAAGTATAAACCTACAGTCCTTGCTAATGCAGCATCGACACAAGTAAGTACACAAGGGCCTCATGTAGGTACAGTACAACTAGGAGAGGATCCAACATCATGGCTATTAACATACCCAGGAATTTTACAATCAACACCAGACCTAGCCGAATTCGTAGCGGGAGCGGGAGTCGTCTCAGTAAACCCAGAACTGGACGGTCTTACAAGACGAATACCTCTCGTCGTAGGAAGTCAAAACAAACTATATCCATCCTTCGCCCTAGAATTACTACGCGTAGCCGTAGGAGATCCTAGCTATCAGCTAAAGACCAATGAGCAAGGAATTGAGTGGATAAGAGTACCAAGCTATCCACTTATGAATACTGATGCAAATGGACGCATCTTTTTAAATTGGAACACAAACTTTTACAAACAAACAGGACTGGAATTTTTAGAGAATCCAATTAATGCACCTTTTATTATATTTGGTACAACAGCAGAAGGAATCACTAATCCAGTAGGCACACCAGCAGGAGCAAAATATCCACATGAAATACAAGCTAACATTCTTCATAATCTTGTCACAGGTACTGCTCCTTCTATACCTACTTGGTCACTTGGGGCAAAGTACGCAGCAGCAATACTCGCCTTACTATCCCTTGCATTTGCAACAAGATCCATATGGTTCTCGTTGCCCACACTGCTAATAATAGTTGGTGGGTCAGTTTATGGAAGTCTAAAATTATATGAATCTTCTTACTTGTTTGACGTTACAGGCATTATTCTTATCTCGATTTTATTCTGGAGTATTGAAAGTTTCCGTAGTTTCTTTACTACCTATCTTGAGAAAATGAGAATTAAACAACAATTCGGGACGTACGTAAGCCCCGACTTAGTAAAAAAATTACAGGACGACCCAACATTACTGAGATTGGGTGGGGAGACAAAACGACTCACTTTTCTTTTTTCTGACATTCGAGGATTTACCCCGATATCGGAAAAATACCAGAAGGATCCACAAGGTCTTACAAGTCTGATAAATCGTTTTCTTGACAATCAGACTCAAATTATTTTAAAACATGGCGGAACAATTGATAAATATATGGGTGACTGCATCATGGCATTTTGGGGAGCGCCACTTGATGATGACCAACAAGTTGAAAATGCAACAAAAGCGGTTCTTGAGATGAAAGAATCCTTAGGAGAATTAAATGAAACACTTAGAGAAGAGGGCCTTGACCAAATTAATACAGGTGCTGGAATCAATACGGGTCTATGCGTGGTGGGCAACTTTGGTAGTAGTAATAGGTTCGATTACAGTGTGCTTGGCGATTCTGTCAATTTGGCTGCTCGATTAGAGTCTTCATGTAAGAACTACGATACTGATCTCATTATATCAGAGTATAGTTTAATTGATGGATATGACTACGAATTTTTAGATGAAGTTACGGTCAAAGGAAAGTCTGAGCCCGTCAAAATATACACCATACGAAAATAGTACTTGACTTCAGGTATGAATTTTGATATAATTTATACATAGTTACAATTAGATCTAACTAAGAATCAAGGAGAACCCCAATGGACGCAGAGCAAGTAGCTAATGATTTAGCAAAGCACGAGGCTGTTTGTGCAGAACGGTGGAAGACTGCGTTTAATCGCTTCGATGACATAGATAATAATGTAAAAAGAATAGAGTCAATACTAATAGCCTCTGCGGGGTCAATAATAGTTGGCGGAGCAGGAATATTAATCACTATATTCTTTATGCACAGTTAGGAGAAATTATGAAAGGAAACAAATTATATAGTACAAAAGAAATGAAACCTGCTGCAGTAGAAGATGCTGCAGATGTCATGAGTTCTTTTGAACCGAAAGAAGAAAAGTTTAGTGTAGAACAGAAAAGAGGATTCTACATAGTAAGAAACTTAGAAGGTGTCAGATTAGGTAAATTTTTAACCAAGAAAGATGCGGAAGATTTCGGCAATAAACTATAAAGAAAGATTAGACATTTGCAAACAATGTCCCAAATTAGTTCCTAAATGGAATTACTGTGAGATATGTAAATGTTATATGCCTTTAAAAGTAAGAGTCAAAAAGGCAAAGTGTCCAATAGGACTATGGGGAGGTGATCATGCCATATCATTCAGGCAAAAAGAAGAAGAAAAAAGGAAAAGGTAAAAAGAAGAAATGAGATTACTACTATTACTATTAGCAACTACACTTCAAGCAGAAGTACTAGAAATAGATAAAGGTATCTATCAGGTCACCTACGATACAAATTTAGAACAACCACTAAAAGTATCATATGCATTAGGTAGAGCTAATACTGTTAAAGCAGCAGACCGTAAAGGTATGAATTTCAAAAAAGAGCCAGGAGTACACACTTCTGACGATAAAGATTATTACAAGAATGTATGGGATAAAGGACATATGGCCCCGGCCGCTTCTTTTTCAAATAGTAAAGAAAATTTAGAATTAACTTTCTCATACCTCAATAGTGCACTACAACACGAAAAACTTAATCGTGGTGCATGGAGACAGTTAGAAGCTGCAGTAAGAAAATGGGCAGAGTATGAAAAACTACACGTTGTAAACGAAATATGGTTTTCACCAACTTCAACTAAACTACCTACAGGTGCGACAGTACCTGACGGGTTTATGAAAATAATCCATGCTTTACAATGGGAAAAATGTTTTTTCTTTGCGAATGAAGCACCAACAGAGGCTTGGGAAAACTATGAAGTACCATGTACTCCACCAGGAATTAGAGGATAAAAAAGAAAAGGAAAAATAAATGAAATATTTTAGAATTATATGGAACATCATAACTGGCAAAGACCAGAATAAAGATGGCAAAGTCGACATTAAAGACGCTATGATTAAAGCAAAGAAGAATGTCAAGATCACAACACAAAATATAGGAGAGTAATATGGCGCTTCCAGCACTAGGAGATGTAGTTAGAGTTTACAACGACAATGGACATCAAGATGGAACAGTCTATGAATTAGACGATTTTTCTTTTCATATGAAAATTGAAGAAGATACGTTTACAGAAGATAATATAGACGAAAATATTGCTTGTGATACTAGAGTTGTTAATTGGGAGTTATTATATGCAAGTGGGTGAATTATGGAGAATCTACGGAACTGAAGATGCAGATGGCAACAGACGTACCTGGAGAGATTCCAAGATAACTGCTATTGAAGGTAATCAACTTACTGTAACTGTAGAATGGGACACTGAGGGTACAGAGTATGAAGGACCAAATAAAACTATAGCAGACTATACAACTGAAGTTATGGAGAAGTTAAAGAATGTAGACGGAACTCATCCATACTGGGTAGAAGGCGATCCTGAGTAGAAATGCCTAGGAAACGGAAAGCAGCTAAAAAGCGTCCCGTCCCAACTAATCCTACTTTATATGCAAGGGTTAAAGCACAAGCAAAAAGAAAGTTTAAAGTATATCCATCAGCGTATGCTAATGGCTGGCTAGTAAAGACTTATAAAGCCAAAGGCGGAAAGTATCGTATGGGTACTGGAAGGAAACGAAAATGAAATTAAAAATCTTACCAAATAATAAATTTACTATCGTAAAAGATGGACATACTGATGCCGCATCTGCTATTAATAGTTGTAAAACTATTATGTCACATTGTCAAATGATACTTGATAATATAGATGAAAGTAGAGATGGTTTACCTACTTGGTGGACTAATAAATTAGCAGTATCAGAATATGAAGTAGTGCAAGCCGCTAACTCTTTAGTTAACGGATTGGACGAAGACGATGGCTAAACCAAAGGGTGGATTAACTAAGTGGTTTAAAGAAGGTTGGGTAGATATATCCAAACCAAAAAAGGGTGGAGGATACGCACCTTGTGGACGTAAATCTGCAAAGAAAGGCAAAAGCAAAAGAAAATATCCAAAATGCGTTCCAGCAGCTAAAGCGGCTAGAATGACAAAAGCACAGATTCGTTCGGCAGTTCGTAGAAAAAGAGCAGTCAAACAAGGAGTCGGAGGTAAACCTACAATGGTTAGAACTTTCGCAAGAAAAAAGAAGCGTACTACTAGACGTAAGAAACGCTAAGCAAAGAGGAGAAGAATATGGCAAGATCAGGAGGTTTTTTAAGTGGACCAACAGGTGTTCATGGTACTCAAAAAATTAAGAAACACAAACTAAAAAGAGGTATCACTAGAGATATGAATGCTGCTGCAGGAACTACTGTAAATAGTAGAAATCCAAACAGTATAGAAGCATTAAGATACAAATCAGCCCCTAAAGCTATTGGACCAAGATTCGGAAAAACAAAGAATCCACCAAAAGCAAGATTTAGAAAGAGAAGATAATGGCCTTAACACCCGGAGAAAGAGCTAGACTCAAAAGAGCAGGGCTATCTGGATTAAACAAACCTAAGAGAACTCCCAGCCACAAAACTAAGAAAGCTGTGGTTGCTGTTCGAGTAGGTGGAAAAGTCAAAGTTATACGCTTTGGTGCACAAGGTATGGGACATAATTACAGTCCTGAAGCTCGTAAAAGTTTCAAAGCTCGACACGCAAAAAATATTAGAAAAGGTAAGTCTTCAGCGGCATACTGGGCTAATAAAGTGTTTTGGGCAGGTAAAGGAGGGTCTAAGAAAAGACCACCAAAATCACAAAAACACGTTAAAGGAATTAAAAGAAGGAAAAAATAATGCAAGCAGACGGAAGAAAACTTTGGTTAGACGAATGTTTAGTCAATAGTACATCTTTACTTGTTCAAACTGAAAAAACAGAACAAAAAAGAAACTTAACTACAAGAGAAAGAAAAATTAAGCATTTATCTACTGCTTATTTATACTTATATACCAAAATGCAAGAGGAAGGATTAATTTCTTCTGGAGATGAAGACAACTTTTTTAAACCTGAGACCTTACACTAATGCTAACAATTAGTCGACAAGACATAGTAGGTGAATACTTACAAGATTTTTCTGAAAAAGAAAGATACTTAAAATTACCTGTTGATGGATATATGGATTTATTAGGTATTCAACCTAATAGTTCTCAAAGTGCTATTATTAATGCAATCAATAACCCAAAATATCGTTTTGTATGTGCCGCAGTTTCTCGTAGACAAGGTAAAACATATATTGCTAATATTATAGGACAGTTAGTGTCTTTAGTTCCTGGCTCACATATATTATTAATGTCACCGAATTACGCACTATCACAGATATCATTTGATTTACAAAGAAATCTTATCAAACATTTCGGACTAGAGGTAGTCAAAGACAATGCAAAAGATAAAGTAATCGAACTTTCTAATGGATCAACAGTTAGAATGGGATCTGTAAACCAGGTTGATTCTGTGGTCGGTAGAAGTTATGATTTAATTATTTTTGATGAGGCAGCCCTTGTTAATGGTAGAGATGCATTTAATGTTGCATTACGTCCCACACTAGATAAAGAAAACTCTAAGGCGATATTTATATCAACACCTAGGGGTAGAAATAATTGGTTTGCTGAATTTTATTACAGAGGATTCAACGACGAATTTCCAGAGTGGGCGTCATTACGAGCTACTTATCATGAGAATCCAAGACTATCTGAACAAGATATTGACGAAGCTAGAAAAAGTATGTCAGAAGCTGAGTTCAGTCAAGAATACGAAGCTGATTTTAATATCTATGAAGGTCAAGTATGGGCGTTCGATCACGAAGAGTGCGTTGCAGACTTAGCCGACTTTGAAACAAAAAGAATGG